TTTTTCGGATGATTGTTTTTGGTTTTCTAATTGTTTTTTCAATTCCATACTTTCTTCATTAAGAACTTCTTGAATAATTTCTTCCATTTTTAAATAATAATCATGAATTTCATCAGCTTTTTTAGTTCCAGCTTTAAGACACATGGATTTAAATGTTTTGACATTTAACATATATTTTTTTATATTATGCCCACCTCTTCCTTTTTTCTGCTCACTTTCAAAAGTAAGCAAACATTTGTAATCTTTATCAATAATAAAATATTTTTCCAATAATTCTTTAGCACGTTGTTTTTGGCAAAATTCCATCCACTTCCATACTTCATCTAAATCAATAACAAAATCATTTGTTGGGTTATAATTTAGGTAGCAGTAAAAACTTGATAAAAATAATTGTTGTTCAAATTCACCGAATGTATTCTTAATTTTGACAATTAATTTGTTATTATAATCTCCTGATAACTTGGTTATCGGATTGGTTTCAATAAGTTCAACGATGTTTAATGACTCCTTCTTATAAATAATATATAGGTTTTGTCTTTATATTATTTTATTGATAATTGTTTTTACTTTTAAAACCAAAAGCGATCAATTAAATTGCACTACTATTTCCACCTTCTCCTTCTTTATGCTCTTAGTAGCCGAAATAGATAATTCTTCTCGCTTCTTTCTGGTCTTAGAATTGTCAATAATTAATTCTTTTCTTTTTGAGGTGCTATTACGCGAATTCATGTCCTTTTCAATGACATCATAATTGGTGTCAATATATTCAATGACTTTATTCTCTAGAGCCCATTTGAAGAAATTCAATTGGCCAATAGTGGTCTCAATAAATTTGCCTTTGGTATATGGAATGCTTATGCGATCCCACCTACAAAAAGGGTCAAATCTTTTCTTACTATATGCTTTCAATTTGAGCTTGTAATCGTCATAGACTTTAAAGCGTCTTTGGATATTATCATTGCTTTGATCAATTACATAAAGTGTATAATATTTCTTAGCATAATTTGTAGCAAACCAATCAACAATTCGTAGAGAAATTTTAGACTCGCCGGTGATTATTTTTAACATTTTATCTAAATTATTTTCAGAGTTATGGATACCATCGGCATCATCAGTTTTATAAAAACTCATTAAATTTTTTAATAATAAATCGTTTTGAGTTGTATAGATAGAGTGATTCATTATTTAAGTTTTCAAATAAAACGTTTAAGTAGTTTATTTGAAATAACAATTATTTTTTATTTTTTATTATTTATTTTTCAATTTTACGAATTTAAAATCTCAATTAATATTAATATGAGTGATTTTTTAAATACTTATTTTGGACCGTTGCCTCGTGAATATTGTGTTTATTTTTACATTTTGTCTATAATATTTGCATTTTTATTTGTATCAATTATTATTTCTATCTCATACTTTGCTATTATGCATTATAATAAAGTTAATTTTATGTTTATTTTAAATTCATGTTTAGCAATTTTTAATGCCTTTTTGGCTTATTTAGTAAATAGAATTCTCCATACCATGTGTGTTAAAAGTATATAAATTACTGATCAGAGTTGCTATTTTTTGTTCTACCTTGAGTAGTATTTATCGGTTTTAAAAACATATCTCGCGTAACAATATCATTAACATAACTAGTTTGCAAAAATGGATTTACACCTCTTTGTGTTACTAATTCACGATCTGACATTTTTACTTCTAAATCTTCACGTCTTGTTCCAAAACCACCTTCCGTTCTAGAAAACATTGAATTTGTTATATCTATCATATCGGAGTCTATATTTAGAAATGATTCGTCTGCTAAGGATTGATTTATTGCATTTTTTTGAGAATCATATTCAAAATCAGTTTCCTTTTGTTTTTTTTCTGGCCGAGCACTTTTATAATAAGGTTCACCTTTACTCCATTTCCAATGATTCATTATTATAATTAATTTTTAAATAATGAATTTATAAACTTATAAACCGATTTACTTATATAACGATTTACTTATAAAATGATTTATAACCCTTCACGTGTAATTACTAAATTTTTAGTAAACATAAATGCATCTTTGTTAGTTCTTCTTCTTTTTAAATTACAATCTAAGCATGCTATAACTAAATTCCCAGTATTATGACCAATACTATTATCTACTCTATCTAATGACCATTGTTTCATTTCTCTAACCCTTTCATATAATATATATACTTCTTCCGAACAATAATGACATTTTAAACTACAACCCTGTAATAATTTTATAACTTCATTAAAACTTACAAAGTTAGTTTCATCTAATTTTTTTTTTAATATATCTTGTTGTTTATAACTACAAATTTTTGTTTTTATATGACTAATTATTGTTGACAAATATTTATCTTTTTCTGCATTTGAATCTTGATCTTTTATTAAAAATAATGTGTTTAACTGAATTTCATTATGTAATTCTTCTTCTGTCAATCCCCATGTTTTTGTTTCTACTCGCATTTTTTTTTCCTTTTCATAATTAATCTTTTTTATATGTTTGTTAGTTGACAGTTTATTATTTGAATATTTGTTAGTAAAATGTTCTAGTATAACTATTTTAGATGAGTCATCCATAATTTATAAAATATATAAATAGTTTTTATTATAAAATCAATTTAAAAATTAGATATAATATAATTATTTAAATATTATTATAAAAAACTGAGTTAAACTCAATTTAACATTATATTATATAAATGAATAAAGATTCCCTACAAAGTGATTGTAATGAATTAAAAACACTAAAATACAAAACTATGATATTAAATGGTGTTTCTTGGCCAGAAACTAAATCATCTACTGATTTGGTTAATTTAGATAAATTTTTGGAAAATGAAAAAAACAATAATGCAAATGAACCATGGTCTAAACTAGATAAAACCGCTAAAATTAAAAAATTGTCCATATTTGCCGATTCATATAAATCTACTAATGATTTATCAGATTATGAACATCAAGAACTAATTACTTTTTTTAAAGATTGTTTAGATAGAAAAAAACTTCAAAGAGTAAAGGATGTTATATATAATAAAGAAACTGGTGAAATTAAAGATGTTCCTGCACTTTATTATAATAAGCCTACCAATCATTTTACCTTAAAAAATCTTGATAAACGTGTCTCTACCTTGAGAGGTTTAACTCCCAAAAAAAAAATTGGTACTGCAAAAAATATCAAAAATAATGACTCGGATTCTGAAAATGAGGATTAAATTTTTTATAAAATTGATTTTATTAATAATATAAAAACAAAACGTTATATTATTATAGATATGGAAGACCTCATTGATATAACTGATCAAATTATCCCTCTTGAAGATCCCAAATTCTTTAATGATGATGAAGCCCTAGAATTATATCAAACATGTATTTATTTAATGGAAGAATTCATTAATGATAATCCAAAAATTATTACTGAACCTGAATTTGACGATATATTTGATGAAAATATTATTGAGTTAATGAAATCTCATTTTGATTTTGATATATTTTATAATGATGAAGCAGAAGAAGAAATAGAAGAAATAATTGAAAAAGCTAAGCATGATTTCTTTAATTATTATATACCTTCACGATCGTATCCTGATTCAATTATTTTATGTAAACCAAATCATTCAATTATTTCAAATCAAATAGATATTTTAAGAAATAAACCACAGCCAATTCAAAAGACAGAACAATGGTATAAATCACGACATAATTTAATGACTGCTTCCAATGCATATAAAGCTTTTGAAAATCAATCAACTAAAAATCAACTTATTTTTGAAAAGTGTCAACCTCTTAATACTACTCTTTATAGAGATGATGATGATGATGATAATGTAAAAGAAATTATAATGGTAAATACAAATTCTTCACTACATTGGGGACAAAAATATGAACCCTTATCTGTTCTTATTTATGAATTTAAATATAATACTACTATAGAAGATTTTGGATGTATTCAACATGATACGTATAAATTTTTAGGTGCTTCTCCAGATGGAATTAATGTTGATCCAAAATCAGAACGATATGGACGCATGTTGGAAATAAAAAATGTTGTTAGTAGAGAAATTGATGGTATTCCTAAAAAAGAATATTGGATTCAAATGCAATTACAAATGGAAGTATGCGATTTAAATGAATGTGATTTTTTAGAAACAAAATTTACTGAATATTCTGATCGCCATGAATTTGAATCTGATTCAAATGAACTTGATCATGAAGATGAAGATTGTAACGAATTTACAAATGTATGTTTGTCAAAAGATGGTAAAATGAAAGGGCTAATCATTTATTTCCACGGTAAAGAGGGAAAACCAATATACAAATATATGCCACTGGATATTATTCATCCTGATGATATTACCCGATGGAAGGAAGATATTGTTGATTATTATGGATCAGATCTTTATAATTATACATATATGAAAACTATATATTGGAAACTAGATGTTGTTAGTTGTGTTTTGGTTTTAAGAAATAAACATTGGTTTCAAAGTAATATTAATGAAATGGCAGAACTTTGGCAAATAGTAGAAAAAGAAAGAATTAGTGGTTATGAACATCGGGGACCAAATCGGAAAGCTAAGCCTATTTCTGGTTTTGAAATTTTAACCAGTACTAATCAGGAATCTGGTTGTTTATTACAATTTAATAAGGATACGGGAAAAATCACTGTTGTAAAAAAAGATGATAATATTTAATAAAATAATTATATTATCAATATATATTATAATAAATGGCTAATAATGATACTGCAAATATGTATAATATAGACCCAATGGTTTTTATGGAAATGGGAGAAGCCGAATTTAATAATATTGTACAAGAACAAGTTCCTCAGAGAGAAAATAGATTGAGAGAAGCACCACAATTGGAACCTGTAGGTCAACAAAGAGATCCAAATAATATAACTTTACAGCAACCTGAACGCAGTTTCCGTAATACAACACCAGCGTCATCTCCAAGAAATAGACATGGTGGAAAAAAATCAAGAAGATATAAGAAATCAAAAAAATCTAGAAAATCTAGAAAATCTAGAAAATCTAGAAAATCTAGAAAATAAAAGTTACATAGATTTTTTTGTTTTATTATTTTTAGTTTTATTTTTTTTTGTTTTATTATTTTTAGTTTTTCTATTAATAATATTACTTATATATTTGTGTATGTTTTTAAATAACTTAATTCGTGCTTTACTGAATGGAAGAAATGGTGTATGTGACCCACCATTATTAGCCGATATTTTTAAAAGCATTGATGATTTATTTTTCTTAACCTTGTTATAAATCCATAATTGCGTATTACTAGGAACTATACTTCCTAGACCAACATAAATAAACATGGGAATATTTTTCTTAATAAATACAGAATCAACCATAAAAGCATAATCAGACATTATAGAATCTTTAAATGCTAATGCTAATACATTTCCGTTAATGTTGTTAGTATATTTTAACCATTCATTTAATTGATCTTTAGACGAAGCAAATCCAGGAACCTTAAATTGTTCTAATAATGCCTCTTTTACAAGATAGTAACCTGATTTTTTTGAGTATGATTCATATTTATCAACCCATTTTTTTACTATATTCCAATCAAATGTTGAATTTGAAGGATATGATGTATCAGATGCATGTGTTTGCGGAACATTCATCAAAGATTCATCAATTTGAATAAACCCTATAATATTTTTTAGATCATAATTGTTCAAAAAGTTATATCCAACTAACACACCATAAGAATGTCCTAAAATAAAACATTTTTTTTTATGTAATTTTAATAATGAAAATAAATTATACATATCAATTGCCATTGTATCTATATTAATTCCTTCATAAACCGTATTTACATCAGATTCATAATTTGATAATCCGAATCCTCTATAATCAAAAGATATTAGAGCTGTATTATCATTGTATAATTCAAAAAACCATTCTATAAAAGGTATTGCGTAACCACTAAGACCAGGACAAATTATAATACAATATTTAGAAGATAATAAATTTTTTGTGGAAACATAACCTATTTTTTTATCATATTTTGAAATAAAATAATTTATAAAACATTGATCTTGAATTTGTTTTGAAGAAAATTGTAATGGACTTGACATAATATATTAATATAGAATATTTTCGTTGGTTGGAATAGAAAAATACAAATAATTGGGTTCGGTTCTAAAATAACCAACGCGTGCACCTGGACCTTCTTGGGCTGGTGGTAAAGGATAAATAATATTAGATTTGGTATTTTTCTTATCATGATAAACTGCTCCACAAAAATCTGCACGAATACAAGTTCCTTCATCTGGATTAATCCAATATTTAAGGTTGTTAGTTAGTTGTTTATAAGATCCTTCTGTAAATGTAGGATAATGCCACCAAATTTTATTATAAGTATTATCGGTAGTTAAGTTCTTACCAATTTTCGGATAGTCATCTAGTATAGCTTGAGTAACAGACACAGGATATTTACCTTCTAATGGTATTTTTAAATAATCCTGAAAACCCTCTATCTTCGGAACTAAAGGAGCTAAATAAAGACCTAATGCTAATATTAATAATAAAAATATAATACTTTGAATAAAAGTGTTTTTCATTATATAATATAACTTTATAAAATATAGTTTAATAAAATATACTTTTTATAAATTAACTTAAAATCAAATTAACATATTTTTATATAATAATGGAAACTACTATTATGCGTGTTTTAAAAAGAAATGGAGAATTAGAAGAAATAGCATTTGATAAAATTTTAAAAAGAATAAAAAAATTGGGTCAAGAAGTCGGAATAAATATTAATTATCAACAATTGGTAATGAAAGTAATAGATCAGCTTTATGACAAAATTTCAACCACTAAAATTGATGAATTAGCTGCGGAACAATGTGCTTCTTTATCCACATTACATCCCGATTATGGAACTTTAGCATCTAGAATTATTGTTTCTAATCACCAAAAAAATACTGAAGCTAGTTTTTATAATGTTATGACAGAATTATATAATTTTGTAGATATTCATGGAAATAATAAGCCATTATTATCTGATATTTTTTACAGCTTTGTTAGTAAAAACGCGAATGAACTAGACAATTTCATTGTTCATGATCGTGATTATTTAATTGACTATTTTGGTTTCAAAACATTAGAACGTGCTTATTTATTTAGAAATAGTAATAAAGTTATTGAAAGACCACAACATATGTGGATGCGTGTAGCAGTTGGATTACATGGAGATTTGAATTCTGTAAATAGTTTAGAACTTATTAAAGAAACATATGATTTAATGTCTCAAAAGTATTTTACACATGCTACGCCCACCTTATTTAATGCAGGTACACCTCGTCCTCAAATGAGCTCATGTTATTTGATTGCAATGGAAGACGACAGTATAGATGGTATTTTTAATACGTTGAAGGACTGTGCTCATATTTCAAAATGGGCTGGTGGTATTGGACTCCATGTTCATAATATTCGTGCAAAAGGTAGTCATATTCAAGGAACTAATGGAACATCTAATGGATTAGTTCCTATGTTACGTGTATTTAATAATACTGCACGCTATGTTGATCAAGGAGGTGGTAAGAGGAGCGGATCGGTTGCTATTTATTTGGAACCATGGCATGCGGATATAATGGATTTTTTAGAATTGAAAAAGAATCATGGCGATGAAGAGCTTAAAGCACGTGATCTTTTTTATGCTATTTGGATTTGCGATTTATTTATGGAGAGAGTGAAAGAAAAAAATGGAAAATGGTCTCTATTTTGTCCACACGAATGTCCAGGACTTGCTGATGTATATGGAAACGATTTTAAAACACTATATGAAAAATATGAAAAACAAGGTAAAGCTAAAAAAACAATTAATGCTAGGGATGTTTGGTTTGCTATTTTAGATGCTCAAATGGAAACAGGAACTCCATATTTATTATATAAAGATGCTATCAATAAAAAATCAAATCAGCAGAATTTGGGAACTATAAAATCGTCAAATTTATGTTGTGAAATAACACAATATTCAGACGATAAAGAGACTGCTGTATGTAATTTAGCATCAATTGCATTACCATCCTTTGTAAATGAAGAAACTAAACAATTTGATTATGATAAGCTTCATGAAGTTACAAAAGTAGTAACTAACAACTTAAACAAAGTTATTGACATTAATTTTTATCCAACTGAGAAGACTAGACTAAGTAATCTAAGACATAGACCAATTGGTATCGGTATACAAGGTTTAGCTGATGCATTTATTTTAATGGATGTTCCATTTTACTCTGAAGAAGCAAAAGAAATAAATAAATTAATTTTTGAAACTATTTATCATGCATCTCTAGAAAGAAGCAATGAAATTGCTTGTGAAAGAAAATTGATTTATCAAAATACTCCTACTAACCAAAAA